CCATAACGTGTCAAGAACCCTACGACTGGTTCGAACGTTGCTGGGTCAAGAATAACACCACTGCTCATCAAAGGAATATATGGGCAATAGAATGCTGCTGCGTCTGCTTCGCTAGTACCTTTGTATCCGACTAGGATTGGGGTAGCATCGCTTGCATAGCTATCAACATACACTTTCATTGCGCTGTTCAAAGTACCGACGAACTTGGTATTTGTTGGGGCTTCGAAAGTACCTTCTGTGGTGCGGGCGAAGGCTGAAGTTGTAGCTGATTGTAGAACTGTTAGTGCAGCTGGGGATACGACAGCCCAGTTACCAGCGCCACGACGTGTGCGTGTTGCAATTTTGTTGGCGACACGGTTGATAAGAACAGCAAGTGCTGCATGTTCATCACCAACGAATGTTGCTGTACCTGATACAGTTGCCTGATTGTATGTTTCTTCAGTAGCTGCTAGGGCACGTAGTGAACCGAGAATTTCTTGATCGATTTCAACTGTGATTTCTTGTGCTAGAGCTGCCATGATTTCTGCTTCAACATCCAAACCATGCATTGCTTGTGCGTCTTGTGCTGCTTCAAACGTCCAGCGAGCGCTCAACTTGCGTGACTTAGCCTCAACAACCTGCTTGAGGATTTGTACGTTGATACGACGTCCAGGTACGCCTTCCATTGATGCTGTTGCGGCGGCGCGGCCTGTTGCTAAATCACCTGAGTATGCAGTTGCAATCTTGAATGGGCTCAGTGCTTCATCTCCAGCGACGGTATCTGTATTAAAACCAGATGTGTCATCTGCAGTATCAGCATAACGAACACGCAAAGTATGAATTTGCGCAACTGGACCTGTCATTGGTTGTACACCAACGATTTCATTCGCAATAACAGTCGGCATAACACGACGGATTACTGGAAGAATAACACGGTTTAGAGCAGAAATATTACCTGCTTGTGTACCGCCGGCAGTAGCATTTTCAGCCAAATGACGACGTGTGTTTTCTAAAATTACTGACATGGAAGTGCGACGGTTGCCTTGCAAACCTTCTAACAGGGCGCCTTTAGTCTCGTTCCAACGACCTTCTAATAGTGTTGACATTTTCTTAAATCTCCTTAGATTATTATTTTACTTCAGCCCTGCTAATCGTTTGATTTCGAATACATTATCTGATCCGTCATTAACGATTGGTTTAGCAGTTTTATCGCCCGTCACTTCTAAACGACCCTCAACTAATACATTTGCTTTAGGCGCCTGTACTTGTTTTGCATTGTTTAAAACCGATGGTAAATACTTGTCGTACACAGAACGCAGTTTATTGGTCTGTACACCTTCAAGCAGATCAGACATTACTGATGCCTTATCTTTATTGAGCGGCTTGAGCAGTTCGGCTAAGACTTGCTTACGCGCAACATTGGCTTGAATACTTTTTACTTCTTGATCCTTTGATTCAACTAGCTTGGATGCCTTGACTACTGTTACTTTGGCTTCTTCGAGTTGACGATTTTTAGCTTTAACCAGTGAGGTCAATTTTGCAATTTCCTTATTCTCATTTAGATGAGTTAAAGTAAATTCACTAGCAAAGGCTTCAAACAATCTACGTCCAAACATATTTTCACGAGCAGCTTGAATATCTTCCTTCAGCTGTCCTAGTTCTGTCGTCAAACTTTCTGACACAGCCTTTTTAACAAGATCGGCGCTGCGAGTAACGAAGGCTGCTTGCATTTCGGCTAACTTTGTCTTAGCCCCTGCAATTAAACGAACCTTAGTTTCTACAACTTCCTGCTTGTCTTTGGCAAACTCGTTGATTTCTGACGCCAATTGATTCATGACAAATTGTTCTAACTTGCCAATGCTTTCAACTTGCATCGTACGATCTTTGCGAAGTTCTTTGATCTCTTCGGCCAGTTTCTCGACCATGAAATTGTTGAACCTGCTGCTTGATTCACGCATTTTGTTTTTAAACTTAACACGATCTTCAGCTAGAGCCTGTTTCTCTTCTTTGAATTCTGCAATTTCTGCATGAAGAGATTCTGTGACCATTTTGTCCAATGACTTAACCATTACACTTTTGTCGTGTTCATAACGGCGAGCGAATTCCTCACGTAGTTCACTACGAACAACCTCTTTAGCTTCAGCAAGCTGAGCTTCCCAGGCTTCCGTAATTGCTACTTGAGTGTCTTCGTTAATTAGGCCGCTGTCAACTAGTGGCTTGATAGCATTTAACATAACGTCTCCTTATTTTAGCTTCATATCTTTAATCAAGCGGATTACGCTCTCTTTTAGATATTTTTGTACTTTTGCGTTAGCACTGGCGTCGCCTGCCATCCCGATCACTTTGTGCCCGTATTTCATATTCAACAACGATTCGTAAATCGCCTTCGGATACGCATTTGGGGCACTTGGTTGTGCTACGACGTCAACTGTAATAATCTCAAAGTCACTTACATGACCGTTAGCTTCGTTGACGTTACCGCTTCCGCGGCTCGAAACTCCTAACTTCACACCATTTTCTAGCATTGTTTTTACTAATTGCCCCATTGGTGTTGGAAGAATTTTTAATGTACCGAATCCATTTGGACCTTCCATCCACATATCAGTAATCATATGGCTTACTCGGTCTAGATTAATTTTCAAATCATCTGGGTGATCAACTTCGCCTAAGACTGAATATCCGCCCTTCACTTGTTCCATGATGGTGGATACTGCCTTGCCGATTTCATTGACGGGGTAAATACGCTGGTTAGCATTTTTGACCCCGCCCTGAATGAAGATCCCTTTCATCTTTAGAGTTTTTCCGCCCTTCGAGTCATCTTCCGTTAGGATTTCCCAACGTCCGTTGTCGAAGCTTAGATTCTCTTTTAGATATAATGACATTTACAAATTAACCTTTAAATCCTGGCTTACCGCCTGGTTCAATCGACTTATCATTAACGCCTTCACCTTGTTTGGTAACGGCTGATTTCTTGTCTTTGTAACCTTTAGTATTGGCAGCTGGACTGTTTTCATACTTGTCCTGACCCATTTTCTTTTCGCCTTTGGAATACGCATTGCTTGGTCCTTTTGGACCTGTAGGCATTGTTTCTGAGTTTCCGCCGCGAGCGATGTTAGCTGATGTTCCGCCCATATCGTTTTTACCGGAAATTTGGGTGCTCTTAGTGTTTACTGATGTCTTTGTACCGCCGGCTCCAACAGCGTCACCCTCTGAAGGCTTAACTGCTGTAACTTTTTCAACGTATTCACGCATTAGTTCTGCTGGTGATTTACGTCCTTCTTTGACATCTTCGTCTTTCTTATCTTTCTTAGCTGCTTTGCTTGAGTCGTTTTTCTTAGCAAAAGGATTTACGCCCTTTTTGCCTTTTTCAAACCCTTCGCCGTAGATTGAAGCTTCACCGAACTTTGATTCGCCTTCTGGCTCAACTTCGTCTCCAAGCTCGTCGGTGCCGACTTCTTCGTCGCTATCACCAACTTCTTCTTCGCCTTCTTCTGAGTCTAGGTCGTCGTCAAATTCGTCATCTGCATCGCCGTCTGGTTCACCACCAAAGTCGTCTGCATCGCCGTCGCCTGCTTCGTCGCCCATAATGCTGTCAAATTCAGCTTTGAGTTCGTCGATTGCGTCTTCTAGATCCATAACACGATCTTCTAGACCTTCTTCGCCACCTTCTGCACCAAATTCGTCGTCGCCTTCGTCGCCAAATGCGGCGTCGTCATCGGCAAATTCATCATCGCCTGCTTCGCTGTCCATTCCTTCTTCATCACCTGAAATAACGTCTTCATGGTCTGAAATTTCATCACCAAAACTGTCTGCTCCGTCGCCTGCTTCCATGCCATCATTTTCGTCTTCGATTAGACTTTCATAAATGTCACGGCTTTTTTGTACGACGATTTTGTGGAACAAAGCCTTAGCTTTGGCTTCGTCTTCATTGATGATATACTCAATAAGTTTTTCGAAATTGTTCATAGTTAAAGGCTCCTTTGTTTAATCTATACTGATATTTACACCGTTTTCAGAAAAAAGGGGTAATAGTAGTGTATTTCAGTGAATTTGGTTTGATAACTACATACCCATGCCGGCAGCGTCCTGGACAGGAGGGCGGTATTGGGTTGCTAGAGATTTAAGTTTTTGCTCGTGCTCGATAGCTTTGACGTCATTCATTTGGCGCAATTTTTGAAGTTGCCCTAACGTAAGTCTAGTCTTACGCATATCAGACAATTTTAGAATAGATTGATCATCGCCCTCGCTGCTGTATCCCTTAGGACCAGGTTCGATTATGCTAGATTCGTTTACAAATAGTTCATTGACTCTCATATCTATATTTAGCAAATTTCGGAAA